ATTATTATTATTATTATTATTATTATTATTATTATTATTATTATTATTATTATTATTATTATTCAATGTAAAATTAAAAAAAATGAAGGGAAATCCCTTTTTTTTATCAGGTTATAATATACTAAAATGACGAAATTACTGAAAAAAAAGACAGTGGAAATGATTGATACCAATATTGTAGAACCAGTAGAAGCGTTTAGCATACAAGGTAAGTATAAAATCATCGGTTCAAATTCCTACCGAGCATTACGTTACGCAAATGATTACGACATACAGACGGATATAAAAGGCAACAATATGGATTATTTAGAAAAAATAACCCAGCATTTCAAAAAACAATTCGTAAAGGCAAAATCAAGCGAAAATATATGGATTACTGACTTCAAATGTGGTATGGACGAGCGACTATCCTATTTTGGTGATTATACCGACGCAGATATTCAACAGTATATAAAAAACCCATTCTTAACAGATAGTCAGATAAAGACTATTCTGGACGGCAGTGAAACGGAGCGAATAGAATATATAAAATCATTATTTGTATTGAGATGGGACTATAATGATATTATCAAGGGATATAAGACCCTTTTTGACGGGACTAAAAAGTATTTTAAAGACTGCCTGTTGGATAAGACAATAATGAAGATAGATTTATTAATATTAGTAGGTAATCAGTTAGCAGAAATTAGTGAAAATTATACAATTAAAATAGGTGATAAAACGAATCAAATCAAGGGTTCTAATACGAAAAAAGAATTACAAAATTCGCTCCAATATGATATAGACAAATTCAGGAAGACAAATTCATTTAAATCCTTAAAGCGTTTATACAGTCTATTTTTATTAGAAGGTGAGAAGAAGAATAGAGTAATAATAAATAAACTAATAGACTTTTTCAACTCACAAGTGGGTGCGTTGTATCAAGTGAAGAGCGAATTAGATGTATTGAAAGTTGCTCGGGAGCAGAAATTCCGTTTAATGCCGTTTAAAATAATATATAATAATTTACAATTTATAAAAACACAGATAAGCAAGGTGTTCTCAATACCGATTGATGATGAGGTATTTGAAAGTATAAATGAGGTGGAAGAAAAAGATGTTGATTTATTAATAGAAAATTTGAGTGAATATTTTACGAAAAAGGTGAATAATAATAGTAAAGACTTTTTAAAATCATTAATTTAGAAGGTTCAATATTATTTTATACTCATATAATATAATATGAGTTTAGTCAATATACAAGAAAGTAATTTAACTAACGTAAAGGAAATCGTATGGGGTGACGCAACAACACAAACGACTGCTAACACCTATCCACTTGTGGGTGTTCCAACTACTTTTAACCCATTAATTAATAATTTTACAGCAACAGGTGGTGTGGTTACGTCAGTCATTAATAATGTAGTCCCAACAGGTGGGTATATTGCGAATACAACCTACCTTATTGAAGTAAGTATAGAAGTAGGTGACGCAACAGGAGGACAAGCGTTCAGGGGTGGAACTATTATAGTGACCCCTGCTCTTGGAGGTAATCCATCAGAAGTCACACAACAATTATACGGTAATCTCGCAGTTGGTTCAGCAGGATTATTTTGTAGTCCTTCCACTACACTCCAACTGATATATACAGTCCCAGCGGTCGTCCCAGCATCAGGATTACAGGTTCAAATATTATTACCTAACACTATTCAAATAGTTGTTATTGGTTGCTCTATTCAATTTACACCACTCATATTATAATTTAGTGATTTTATATATATTATTTTATAGGTATATAATATAATATGAGTTTAATCAATTTAGACAATCAAGCAATCTATTTGAAAAGTATAGAATTTAGTGACGGAACAACTCAAATACCACCAGTAGTATATAGATTTTCAGTTCCTAATATAACAGGGTTACTTGGTGGAGGTGTAGATAATTTAGTCTATACTACCCCAATATCATTTGAAGCAGGTGTATATTTGGTAGAACACAATATAGCAATTGGTTCAGGTATGGTAGATTTTGATAATTCCGTGGGTGTTGCTGGTGGTTTGTATGCTGGAACTAATTTATCAGTAATCGGTCGTCAATCAGGCAACAATTCTAATTCATCAGTAATCGGTCGTCAATCAGGCAACATTACTGGAACAGGTGGAAACCCAGCAACAAGTGGAAATCCATCAAACGGTGGTATAACAACAGTATTTAAATGCCCTCACTGTTCCGTATTTAATAATCCAACACTCCAACCATTCACAATAAATTCATCAGTCCAGTTTCTTGATTTTGCTACATATCAAGCAGGTGGCGTGTTGGGTGGCGAAGATTACACAGGACTAATGAGTTTTACAATCACGAAAATCAATTAACATTAAATCATTTTTAGTTGTTTTATATATATTATTTTATAGGTATATAATATAATATGAGTTTAGTCAATATCAACGATACTGTAATTAGTCCGAAAAGTGTAACATTTGAAAATTCGCTAACAATCTCGTCAGCGAATACTCCAGTTGCTTATCAACCTGACCCACCAATAGTCACAGACGTGGCGACCGCAGTTCCAATAAGTTCAGCAACTCCATATAATTTATATACAGCAGTTGTTGCTGACCCAACCCACTCTTATCTCGTGATGATTTCAATATCTGTATCTTGCGTTATACCATCAGGACAAAACGGAGCAGGTAGTATGAATATAAAATATTATACTGGTTCATTATTTAATATAGAAATACCAAGATTAGAATATTACTGGGAGAGTGATGGTGCGAATATCCAAACAGATGGTATAAACACTTCGTTTATTGTATGTCCGAGTGATTTAACCGACGGAGCATTTAGAATAATGATAGACCTTCAAAATGTAGGAGGAACATATACTATACCTGACGCTCTTGGACTTCAAGTAGTCACCCTTGTTGATTTAGGAGAGCGTGATTTAACCACATCAAGCAGTGGATTTCCACCAAAACCCTCTCAACCGAGTCCAATTGATGTCCCTTTACCAAGTCGTATAATGTTCGGTAAATAGTAATAAGATTATACAATTATTTTTATAATCTTACGAAAAAATAATATAATTATATGTTATATATAATGGCGTTCAACTACGAAGAGGTTGGAATACCAATCGCATTATTAGTAGATGATAACAAAAAAGCAAAGAACTGGACTACGCTGTATTTAGCAGAAGAAAAGTTATTAAAAAATGTAGAAACACCCTTAAAAGAGGTAAAACTAATAAAAGAGTCACAGCATTTTCAACCTATACCCAACAAGAACACAGAGAGAAGTATCAATTACGTAACGGGGGCATCGGGTTCAGGTAAATCACATTGGTCTAAAAAATATATTGAGGAATATCACAGAATATACCCCAAGAGAGAGGTATATATATTTAGTGCGTTGAAAGATGATAAGACGCTGGATAAATTGAAATATTTGAAACGCATTAAATTAGAAGGTTCATTTATAACTGATGAGATTGATGTGGGTATATTTAAGGACAGTATGCTTATTTTTGATGATACTGATACAATTGATAATAAAATTATTAGACACAAGGTTTATAGCATATTAGGTCAGGTATTACAGACAGGAAGACATTTCAATATATCTTGTATCTATACCTCTCATTTGGCGACTGATAAGAATAACACGAAATTAATTCTTGCTGAAACACATACTGTTACCATTTTTCCAACAGGACTGGGTGGAAGGTCTATAAAATATTTATTAGAGCAATATTTTGGACTGGATAGAATTGCTATCCAAAAAATTAAAAAGTTGAAATCACGGTGGGTTACTATATATAAATCTTACCCGATGTGTGTGGTAAGTGAAAAAGATGCTTACATTCTAAATGCCGAAGACTAAATAACCCAATAACCCAATTTATTGGGTTTTGACCCAATGATTTTGAAACATTTTTGCTTTTCTTCTTTTACAAGAGAACTCTTAAAATCATTGGGTTATTTTAGTAAAAACTGGGTTATTGGGTTATAAGCGTTTAATTTGTAGAAAAATAATCTAAATAGATTATAAAAATGGTAAATTACGAACAAGATTATAGATGGGGTGAAGAGCAAGAGAAAAAAGTATATCCAATAATAAAAGATACATTTGAAGGGATTGATAATTTAATAAAAGGTAATAGATTTTCAACGTATGATTTTTGGACGGAGGACACAGATTTTGAACTCAAAAGTCGCAAGAATAAATATAAGGCATATCCTACCACAATGATTACAAGAAACAAGATAACAGATACAAAAAAAGAACAACTAATATTATTATTTAATTTCACAGATGGACTCTATTTTATACAATATGACGAAGAACTATTTAGCAAATTTACAGTAACTAATTTTAGCAGAGCAGACAGACAGGACGATGAAAAGGCACACGTATATATACCGATAGAGCATTTAGAATTAATCAAAAAATGGTAATATAATTATCTGTTGATAATATGTGTTTTAGAAAAAAAACATTTATACCCCCTTTCAACCAATATAAATAATAATATGTTTTAGAAAAAACACACATTATTATCTCAATATAAATATATAAAATGATGATTACCCCCGCATTGACGAGAAATGAACGAGGACTTATTATAGGTGATGAACGAAATATAGGCGGAGCATATACCGAGCAAGAGTGGAGAAAAAAACTCTGTGAAGGTGATGACTCGTTATTACAGAGGAAAATTGATAAAATCAAAGAACGTGAAAATAAAAAGAAAGAACGTGAAAATAAAAAGGAAAAAGAAAAGTCACGACAAAGAAGACTTGACGCAGAATATACAAAAGCAAAAAAGAAACAAGAAAAAATACGATTTGAAGCATTAGAGGAAGCATTCCCCGACACAGAGGCGAAATCAAAGAATATAACAATTAAAAAAAATGAAAAAAATGTTGTAAGGGTTAAAAGAAAAACTATTGATGGAGTAAAATATTTACTATCTACTCAAGATAATAAACTTTATAGTGAATTTAAAACTGATGAGTATGATAAGAACGAGGAAGTAGGTTATTGGGACGAAAAAACTAAAACTATTGAACCATTAAGGGACGAAGACTACGAAGACGAAGAAGATAGTGAGGAAGAAGAAGAAGAAGCATTACCCCCACCGAAACAGAAATTAGACCCTGTTGCGAATGCTTTTGGTAGGGCAATTTTTGAAGAGGCACAAGATAGACGAAAAGGTGCTGGAATGTTGGAATTTGGGTTAGAAAGGGCAACAGAATTTATAGATTTTTCTGCGTTAGTTATAACTGATTTAGCAAAACCTTACGCCAACGACTTGGAACTATCACCAACAAAATTAGTTGATAGAACGTTCAGTAAGCGAAGACCGTTTCGGGGATTGGACGCAAAAACAATCAATCATTCGTCCATTGAAGCAAGGATTATCAACAAGACGATTTTTAAAGATAGTCCATTCAAGATATACAGTATCAACGGAAAGAACGAATATAACGAGGAAGGCAAATTGCTCCCTGAAATGACTATCAAGATGGATAAAGAAGTAGATTGGGACGAGGTTTCCCGTTTGGTTTTACCTATCGCCACGAATAAGGGATTGTGGAATAACATTCGTAAAGCACTCGTTCGTGTTCCATTCAAGAGTAGGACTCAACAATTACCCGATGCCCTATTAGGACGTATTAGTGAATATCTACCTGCGGAAAATACTGGATATTATTTAGGAGAGACAGAAGAAAGCAAGGTGCGTGGGATAAAGGACATCACAAGAGACCCTTTATTTGAGGAGATGATGTATAAACAGCGTCATCAACGCAAAAATAAACTTGAAGGAACACCGAACGAATATTACAAAGAGGAAAACAAAAGATTGGGTATTCCTATTTCTTCGGGTAGTAGGTTGTTAAACGACCAATCCAAACTACCCGAGATTAAGGAGGTAGTAAAAACGACGCTTGAAAAAGCACTCAATAATAAGTTGTTTGTTGATTACGCAAGAGACAAGAAGAAATCCAGTTACCCGTCAGCATACGACCTCACTACCAAACAAAAGGAAACTGTCTTGAAAACCAAAGTAGCAAAGGTGTTGAAGGGTGAGTATGCGAAGAAGATTGATGACGCTACGTCTCCAAAACAGATTGCTGATATACTGAAAGACTTGCTTAAGAAAAAAGACTGGTCTCTTGGTCGTTTAAATGATGATATATACGATAATACGTATGCTATTATAGGTAGAAAGGGGATTATTAATACAATGTCCGCCCAAATGCCTATTCAGCAATCAGGACGGGGACATTCTGGTGCTATTTAGATTATTACAAATACATTAATTACTGTAATAATCTAATACAAATAGATTAAAAACAATAGATTAATTACAATAAATACGATTTTAGATAGATTTAGATGAATTTCAGTAATAATTTATAAATTATTACTGTAATTAACCTCAATTAAGAGAATTTTAATCTTATTTACGAATTCTTGTAATTAATCTAACTATTCCAAATAGATTATTACTGTAATTAATCTATAATTAATCTAAACAACTTAAATATATTAATATAAGTCAAATTATACCTCAATGAAAGCACCACAACCTTCGTTAATTTCAAGAGCAAAATTCTCACTACTAAAAGATGATAATTTATTACTGGGCGACATACTATTTGGGGTCAATGTTGGACTCGGTCTTGGGGTCGTAATTGGTTTAGTTACAGTCCCATTTGTAGAAGACACTTTCAACAATTGGTCGGCAATATGCTTCTCCACAATGTCGTTGTTTTTTATCAATTCTATATATCTTGAATACATATCGTTCAAGAAGACAATACTGTCGCAACCTCGTTCGTGAGGTTCTAATGATAATATTTTCAATATATCACACGCAAGTATATAGAAGTCTTTTGAAGCAATTAAAGCACTTTCCGCCTGTCTATCAATTCCTAATTGAAGTTCAACAGCACTAATAATGCCGTTGGTTATACCTATTCCACATATAATGCCGTTGATAAGGGACTGTTGAATACCATACCCAGCAAGACCAACTGATGCTGTTGCCGAAATAGAGTTTAGAATAATGAGAGGAAGTTTAAACCATTTTATTTTTTCGTGATATTTGATATGTTGTCTTTTGTAATATGTATTTAGTAAAACCGAGTTTAATCTAATTTTAGTCAGAATTTCTATTGAACCATCAGACCATTCCATTATTATTATATATATTATTCGTTATATAATAATAATTAATATATCTATATTATATATAAAAAATGAGTGGTGAATTTACAACGCTTAATAATAAAGTCAATTATATCCTTACGGTGCTGAACGCATTACTCCCAACATTGCCTCAAAATTTAACATCAGTTTTAACTGCGGGTGATAACGCTGGTGGTCTTGATATTACAAATCTTAACAATTTGGATGTAAGCACCATCAACGGGTCTGCTTATCCCCCTACTTCTGCTACTTCTGATATAACAGACACTAATACAAACGCAACATTTTATCCCGTTTTTGTAGATAGTGCTGGAACAGGTAAAATATTAAGAGCAGATACAACCACCACCGCATTTTCAGTAAATCCAAACACAGGTGATTTTAGTGTTGGTTCAAAAGTAAAAATCACAGGAGTAGGTGGTGTTTTTTTAGGAGGTGGTGCTGGTGGAACGTTATATGAACCTACCAGTATCGCTATTGGTAAAAATTCGGGTAATATTACACAAGGAACTAATTCGGTCGCATTCGGGTCTTCTGCTGGTTATAATAATCAGGGTAATAATTGTCTTGCTGTGGGTCAAGCGTCAGGTCAAATAAATCAAGGGGTAAATGCTACTTCTCTTGGTAATAGTGCTGGTAGTTCAAATCAAGGTGTTAATTCAGTTTCTATTGGAAATAGTGCTGGAAATACAACACAAGGAGATTACGCGGTTGCTATCGGTGATTTCGCAGGAGGAACTACACAACAAGATTACGGGGTTGCTATTGGAAGTGATGCTGGTAAAACAAATCAAGGTATTTCTTCTGTGGCGATTGGAAATGGTGCGGGACAAACAAGTCAATCAACCCAAGCAGTAGCAATTGGTATTTCTGCGGGAACAACAAGTCAAGGAATAAATAGTGTTGCCGTTGGCGGTCTTGCTGGTAATGCTACACAAGCAAACTCTGCGGTTGCTATTGGATATAGAGCGGGACAAACAAGTCAATCATTATATGGTGTTTCGGTTGGTTTAGACGCTGGTAATGCGACACAAGGACAAGACGCTATTGCTATTGGACGAACATCAGGTCAAACAACACAAGGAGCGGAAAGTATTGCGATTGGTTACTTATCAGGAACTACAACACAAGGTAGTCAATCATTAGCAATTGGTAGGTCTGCGGGAGCATCAAGTCAAGGAACTTTCGCAGTTGCTATTGGATATGGGACGGGTGCTACAAGTCAAGGTTCTAATTCGGTTGCGGTTGGAGTTAGTTCTGGTGCGACAACACAGGGTGCGGGTTCAGTAGCAATAGGTCAAGCATCAGGACAAATAGGACAATTAGCGAACTCGGTTGCTGTTGGGCGTAGTGCTGGAACAACAAATCAGGGGACACAATCAGTCGCAATTGGATATTTAGCAGGGAATACTACACAGGGAGGAAGTGCTGTAGCGGTAGGAATATTAGCAGGACAGACAACGCAGGGAGCAAGTTCAGTAGCGGTTGGTTCAAACGCAGGAATAACAAATCAGGGGGCAAGTTCAGTAGCGGTTGGTTTAAATACTGGTGGAACAAATCAGGGAGCGAACTCTGTTGCGATTGGAGGTAATGCTGGAAATAATACTCAAGGGGCAGGTTCAGTCGCTATTGGTTCGTCAGCAGGTCTAACAAGTCAAGATACGAATGCTGTAGCGATTGGTATTAATTGCGGAACAACAAGTCAAGGCGGAGGTGCGGTGGCGATTGGTGTAGCATCTGGAGGCATTAGTCAAGGAATAAATAGTGTTGGTATTGGTCGGTCTGCTGGTGGTTCTAATCAAACAACTTTATCGGTTGCGGTTGGTGCTTTTGCGGGACAAACAACTCAAGGTGGTAATTCTGTTTCTGTAGGTGAAAGTAGCGGACAAACAACTCAAGGAGCGAATTGCGTTGCGATAGGTTCTTTTGCTGGTAATAGTAATCAATCACTGAACGCTGTTGCGATTGGACGAGCATCAGGTTCAGTAAGTCAAGGCGGTAGTGCTGTAGCGGTTGGAATACAATCAGGACAAACTAATCAATCATCAGGAGCGGTTGCTATTGGTGTGAATGCTGGAAATAGCGGTCAAGGAATAGACGCAATTGCTATTGGTCGGTCGGCAGGACAAGGAACAAGCACAGCACAGGGAGCGAATGCTATTGCTATTGGTAATGGTGCTGGTGTAGCATCACAAACAGCAGGGTCTATTTGTTTAAATGGTTCGGGTATTGCTCTCAATCCTAATCAAGTGGGTTGTTTTATTAGACCTATTAGAGGTGTTGCTTTGGGTCTTGGTGTGGGTGTTGTTTTTTACGATAGTGCTACTTTTGAATTACAATATTCTACCACTTAAAAAGTTCCAAAAAAGACCTTTCAATTTTATACGATTATTTATATGTGTATATATAAATGGATAATTTAGATAGTGATGGAAATGTTATATCAGTTTTAGAAGAAATACTCGGAAAAAAGACACCAGCGAGGAAATGGTATCAAAAATATCATTGCTTGTTCTGTTGGTATGTTAAAAAGAATGAGTAATATATATTCATTTAGATTAAATATGTAATTTATTAAATTATATATTTAGAAATAATAATCTATATGTAGATTATATAGAGATGTCTTTTGATTTATTCCCGAGCAAACAATCTTTAACCGACAGTTCCAAGAAATTATACACTGGTAATTTAACCAAATTAAACAACAAAAATGAGATAAAAGACCTTAAATTTCTGTTAAATAGTGACGATATTGATAAAAAATTAGCAGAGATTAAGACTGATAATACACGTAGAACTTATTTAATTGCTATTGTATCGTGTTTAAAAGGCAGAGAAAGCAAAAAAGAAAAAGATGCTTACAAAAGATATTACGAGCAAATGATGTGTCTTAATAAAGATTTAAAAAACAACACAGTCAAGACTGATAAACAAGTAGATAATTGGATTAGTCAAGATGACGTGGAAACCATATTTAATAATAATTATAAGACCGTCTTAAACGAAATTGAAAAATGTAAGAAGATTGATGAATCAGATTACAATAAATTATTAGATTTAGTAATACTGGGTTTATATGTAACCGCCCCACCAAGGAGGATATTGGATTATTTGAAAATGCTGGTTATTAAAAGTCCTCATACGGATAGTCAATTTAATTATTTGGATACTGAAAATAATAGGTATATTTTTAATAATTACAAGACCGCAGGGACTTATAAGCAAGTGGTAGAAAACATACCCGATGACTATACCAAGATACTAAAATTGTTTTTCAAATTCCACCCATTATCTAAACAAATGAAGAAAAAAGACAGTGCTGTTCCATTTCTTGTTAAATATGACGGGACACCTTTAAATCAGTCTAACCAAATTACACGCATATTGAACCGAATTTTTGGTAAGAAAATCAGTGTAAGTATGTTGCGTAATATTTATTTATCCAGTAAATACGGGGATATGATGAATGAAATGAAGAATGATGCTAAAATGATGGCGACATCTGTTTCAACCGCAACTCAAAATTATATCAAGGAATAAACCAAAATAAAATAACCCAATAACCCAGTTTTTACTAAAATAACCCAATGTTTTTAAGAGTTCTCTTGTAAAAGAAGAAATGTGAAAATGTTTTAAAATCATTGGGTTAAAACCCAAAAAATTGGGTTATTGGGTTAAAATGTATATATATTAATATATTTAGTATATATAAATGCCGATTACTATTTTAGATGTGGTATGTTCTCCTTTACAGAATAAACGGTTTAGAATTTTTATAAAATATGCCGACAAGATAAAGCACTATGATTTTGGATTAAATTCAGGTTCAACCTATATAGACCACAAGGATAAAAAGAAGAGAGAAGCATACCGAAAACGTCACTACGCAAATGAAAGCGAAAAACGCTTGATTGATAATTTCATTCCTTCACCCGCCTTATTCTCCTATAAACTCCTCTGGGGTGAGAATACAGACTTTTTTGAAAATCTAAATAAATTACAAGCAGATTTTTATAAAAAATAGTGTGATATATATATATATAAATATGGATAAAAAACTATTGTCTGAACCAATGGACGATTTAGAAATCATCAATTATATGAACGACCCTAATTGTATTATCAAATACAGCGAACTGGGTGACGTTAATAATATAGACCAATTACTACCTTCCAATAACACCTTTAAAATTATACTAATTGAAACTGCGAAAAATAGCGGACACTGGGTATGTATCGGGCGTAATAGTGATACAATCTATTATTTTAATAGTTACGGCGAACGTGCCGACCGTGATTGGAGATTTGTCCCTAAATGTATTCAAAAAATATTAGACCAAGATGCTGGTAAATTGAGCGAATTACTAAAATCATCTGCCTTACCTGTAAAACAGAACTATACGAAATACCAGATTTTAAAAGACAATATCGCCACTTGTGGGAGGTGGTGTATCCTTTTTTTAACTCTAATGAAAGATAAAGACTATAATTTGGAAGATTTTAAAGAATTCGTAGATGATTATAAAAAAGATAATAATTTAAAAACGTATGATGATGTTGTTGTAAAATTGATAAAATAACCCAATAACCCAGTTTTTACTAAAATAACCCAATGATTTTAAGAGTTCTCTTATAAAAGAAGAAAAGGAAAAATGTTTTAAAATCATTGGGTCAAAACCCAATAAATTGGGTTATTGGGTTATATATATATACTTCTAAATAATTATATATATATACACACCTACACATTTAAATTAACAATATTTCATTGCTCCCACAGCACCACCTGAATGAACGCCACCACTGGAAGCACCACCTGAAACTGCTCCACCCATTGGTCTTCTCATTTTACCTAATGGTCTGTTAAGCATCATACCACCGATACGTCTAATCTCACTTAAAAATGAACGAGGTTCTTTGGATTTTGCGGATAAGACTGCTTCTCTTGTTAATAAACCAGAATAAGTTGAAGATACACCTTGATTGGTAACCATCATACCAGAATTACAGCAAATTACACATATCTCAGGAGCAACACTAACAGCGTATCTATTAGTGACTGAAATATTAAATGTAAAGTTATATTGACCCGTTGAAGAGGAGGAAATATAATCTGGTAATGAAAGTTGTAATGCTGGACTGATTACTAATAAAGAACCAGTAGTTGGGATATTTTGACCCGCACCTGTAACATTATTTGCTACATTATTTGAACCACCGAACTCACTCCAAGTTTGATTAGAACCGTTCAATTTTGAAAATCTCCACAGGTCAAAAGCACTACAAGATGATAATAAACCTGAACTGTTGTTTAAATTACAAGAGATACTATTGATTTGTAAGAATGAATCGGAATTTTGATAAGTTTGTTGGGACATTGGAATACGAACACTAATAATAAATAAATCTGGAATTTGAGATATTTGGATATTTTGTGATACGAGAGTAGCAGTAGCATTTTGGACTAAATTGACTTGACCGTTGAAATTAGATAAATATCTCGGCATATCCATATAAGGAACAACATTTCTTGCTTGGATAAGGTCTGATGGTTGAGTAGAGAGGAATTTAAACAACATTGTTGCTCCTGAAAAACCATTTGCTTGTGCTATACTACCAAGTTGAATATTAGTAATGTATGGATTGGCGGTTCTAAACATACGAGAACAAGAGGTATTGATGTTTGCGGTAATCGCCATATTATTAATTCCTAAAAACCCTTGTGCGTTGTGTTCTGGATTACCCCAAGTGAAAGGAGATAAGAAGAGTGGTTCAGTAAAAGTTGCTGATAGAGTAATGACCCAAGTGTCTAAAACGTTAGTAGATACTAATGAGGTATTAGTTCCACCTGCTGTGATATTGTGGAGGACAGAGATTGAATTGAGCGGAAAAGCACCACGTGGTAAAACTTGGTCGTATCCACCAACATTATATGAGGCAAGAGGGTTATTGTTTGCGTTTAAGGCATCAGCGTAATTAAGGTATGCTAAATCTGGTAGAGATGGACTATAACCTGAATATTTTTGTAAATATTGAGCGTCATTCATTCTTAATATAGATGGGAGGGTATCAATAAGATTTGTTGAAACAGTAGTGTTGTTGATTTGAGCGGTTAAAGTTGAAAATAGCGAATTTAATGGGAACGGAGCAAAAGCATCAGTTTGTCCGTAATTAAATGCTAAATCACCGACTGGAACACCAGTTGCTGAAATAGAGATAGTGACTGTTGCTGAAATAAGAGCATCTCTTCCAATTACTATTTGTTCCGAAGGAATTTGTATATTATAGATAAGTGCGGAATTGGAGGCACTGGTTGATTGAAAAGTTTGATAAGTAGTTTGAGATGCTCCACTGACTACGGCGAAGTCTAAATCAGGGGTGATGTCGGCGATGGTTGAGTCCTTGACGAGAGTTGTGTGGAAATCCATTTATATAATAGTGTTATATAATTATTTTGAAGATGACTAAATAATTATAATAGGTAAGTGTCCCTTAATTAACCGAAATTGTTAGACTTCTTGATAAATAGAATTTTAAGTGTTCCCGTAGAACCTGACCCTATTCTAAATGGTATTAACTCTCCCGTTTTTAATTTGTAATATACTTGAATGTCTAAATTAACTAATGGAGTATTTCCTGTTAAAGTAATATAACGGTTCGTTCCATTCGGGGTATAAACAAGATATGGTTTATATTGTAAATCGTCCCCGATTAAATCAGTAATGATATTTAATGTTTGAGCGTTAGGCGATACTCCATTAGAAGTGAATTGATTACCCCCATATAATATTGGATTGGATTGCTCGGAGGCGATGATAGGTAATGTATTACTAACAAATACAATAGAAGTTATTGGCGACCAGTCACTAATCGTGCTATACTCTTGATAGACTGCGGTATATATAATTAGTGGGGTTGGACTATAAGGTAAATTGGTGCTGTTCGTTCCTGTAAAATCACCGATAATTAACTCAAAATTTCTACCTTGTGTTACGCCTACATATCCTAAATCCTCTGCGACGAAGGAATTGAAAAGTTGAAATAATGGTGCGTTGAAATATATTTTTATATAAGGGGTTAATGCGTTTGTCGTGTAATTTGGGTCGCAGTAAATCGTGGCGGTGTCTGTCGTTGTATTCCAAGTGATAATTGGATGAACCGCATTAAGAGTTCCTACTAAATAATTACCTGTTGCTGTATTGAGTGCGGTAAAAGCATCCACAAATGTTTGTAATACTTGGTATAAAAACCACTGGTAATTGTAGCAGTTATAATATCCTGTTTGATTATTTTGAAGACCATTAGTGGTAAGAGATGGTGGTGCTGGTATTACAACATTTGTGGATTGCGGTATCCAAGTCAAAAATTGTTGATGTGTAGTTAATGGAATACCTGCTCCCACATTTTCATATTCCAATGTGATTGAGTATATTGTTAAATCACGATTACCTTGTTGTGGTTGAATTGCTGGTATAAATAAAGGGAGTGTGCCTGTTTGTAATGAAAACCTTACAATAGACATATAATAGTCACTTGGATTATTAATAAATGGGTTAGACCTCGTTTCATTAATTGTGAATATTGGTGGAACAGTGGTGGTGGATTGTGCGTTCGTCACTTGAATATCAAAATAAATTTGGTCTGGATTACTACCGTCCTTACTGATTATTGTGGTCGTCATTTATATATTAGTTATATATTATTTTATTGTCTAATATCCTAAATCATTTCGTTTAATACATATAAATCATTTAGAGATAGTATATATATATATGACTCACTATTTAGACGGTCTAAAAAAAGAAGACTATATAAACGTCTTACGAGAATATTACAAGTCTATTAACCGTGTAAATCCACCGAAATATGAAGACTATACTATAAACGATTTCAAAAAATGTATCTATTTATTTAGAATAGATTGTGATTTCATTAATAAAGTTTTAGATAGAAAATAATAATATTTATTTCTATCCATATACTATAAATGACTTTTATTGGAGCAAACGATTACAATCGTAGAATTGTCGCCGAGATGCGTGATATGGAAAACAAACAACAAAATTTATTCGGACAACCAACAATGATGCCGTATAGGGAACGCCCTACACTGACTGGGGGTGCTTTATACAGACAATTTGTTCTGTCTGGAAATGACGCAATGAGTAATTACGGAGGATTAGACGGTTTAGTCACATCTTCCCCTGCTCTTTCAAGAGGTGACCCTCTTCTACAAGGTGGTATGGTTAAAGATGTTGGTAGTGATGATGAAGAATTAAGTGCTATATTTGATAATGCTGTTCGTATTAGTGATACTCCAGCACCAGTATCAAGACCCTCAAGACCCGTAAGACCAAAACCCGCAAAAGTAGATAATATAACTGGTAATAAGCGTAAAAGAGGTGAAGGAATGAAAGGAATTAAAAGGACTATTGAGTTAATACCGCCGAAGATTAGAAAAACATTGTCTAAAAAGGTTATTGAAGTCGTTAATCAAATGGACGCAAAAGATGTCGCACTCTTATCAGGAGGTTCTTTCTCTTTCTCCCGTGATATTATTGGTAATGTTAAAAAAGCAGTCAATTTAATACCGTTGAAAGTTCGTCGTAGTCTGACTAAAAAGGCAGTTGAATTAATTAATAGTTTATCCGCCGACGACGTGAAAGCACTGATGGGAAGTGGATTAAATATGAATGCTGTGAGAAAACTCTCAAAAGAGGAAGAGATGAGCGGTGGTTCATTCTGGTCTGATATTAAGAAAACCGCAAGTAAAGCATTTAAGAGTGTTAAGAAAGGCGTATCCAAAGCAATACCCGTAATCAAAAAGGACGTTGAAAAAGTGATTAATTTAATTCCTCCGAAAATAAGAAAAGCAATCAAAGATAAAACTGTGGAACTTGCTCCTGAGGTTTTGAGCGGTGCTTTAAGTGCTGTCGCCGTTGCTACGGGGCAACCTGAACTCGTCCCAGTTGCTGGTATTGTTGGTAATGTCGCTGGTAAGGCAGTGGGAAAAGCAATCAAAGGGTCTGGTATGAAAAAACCAAATAAACGTGCTGAAATTGTTAAGAAGGTGATGAAAGAGCGTGGTATCAGTATGATTAACGCAAGTAAAGCAGTAAA